AGCTCTGACTCTAGGTCTGACTCTAGCTCTGACTCCAACTCCGGCTGGAAAGACAAAGAGGTTTAGGGTGGAAAATTGTAGACTTCGTCCTATAATAGAAGATGACCTTCCCTTCCTATACAATAGCTGGCTTAAGTCTTATAGACTTTCCCACTTTGCAGAAAAGGTTACAAACACTATCTATTTCCAAGACCATCATAAACTAGTAGAGCGTATCCTTCAAAACTCTAAAGTCCTAATGGCTTGTAATCCTTCAGACCCTTCACAGCTTTATGGTTACGTAGTAGCAAGTTCAGTAGACGATATTATTGTAGTCCACTTTCTCTACGTTAAGCATACCTTCAGAAATATGGGGGTAGGTAAAACCCTTTTAGACGCAACGGGTCATTCGCCTGATAAAGCTTCTGTCTACACCCACCATACTCGAATGGCAGAAAAGCTTGCAGCTAAACAAAATTTTGTTTATCATCCATACTTACTATTTGACCTTCCAACCTTAGAGGTTTCCGATGAGCAGGAGTAAAGACATAGATAAAGAAAAACTCAGACTAGACTACCTCTTTGAACAGGGAGTCAACTTTGTAGATCGAATTATTCAAGTTAATGAAGAGATAGATGACCATAGCTTTGCTTTTATAGATGCTGCCCTGAGTGAACTAGAACGATCTAGTAAGAAAACTATAACCTTAAGAATTAACTCTCCAGGAGGTTCAGTCTATGACGCCCTAGCCATGATCGGAAGAATCAACTCTTCTAGCTGTAGAGTTGTAACAGAAGGTTTTGGTCATGTCATGAGTGCAGCCACCTTATTACTAGCAGCAGGTCGTAAACGTCGTATGTCTAAATACTGTGTGTTTATGGCGCACCAAATGTCTTATTACATAGGAGGTTCTCATGCTGAAACAAAAGAAGAAGTAGATCAAGTTGAGAAACAAGAACGCCAATGGTGTTCCTGGATGGAAGAGTTAAGTAATAAAGACGCTAAGTTTTGGTACGATAAAACTTACAAAAAGAATTTTTACTTGACTCCAGATGAATGCTTAGAGTATGGAGTTATAGATGAGATCTTTTGAGTAGGAGTTACAAATGAAATCTTTTAAAAACCGTAGCCATGAAGTAGCTTATAATATGATGGAAATTAGTGTAGAATTAATAGATGAAGTTTACAATAAAGTAGATAAAATTGCTGATGCAAACTCTCACAGAGAACGTAATGGTTTAAAGCTTATAGACTCCGGTCACTTTAGATGGGACATTAGACAATTGAAGATTAACACAAAGAATAAATTAACAAAAATTATGGACCTACTAGAAGAGTACGGAGACGATGCAAAACTAGTTAATAACCAATCGGAGGAAGAATGAAAAAACTATTGACCTTAGCTATTTTAGGGGGGCTATTAATAGGCACCTTTTTATCTATTAAAAAAGTAGAGTACTTAGATAGTGCTTTTGATGTCCGTATAGGGGGCGTTAATAACTATGAAGCAGAAAGAGTATTAAAAGAATTTAAAGAAGCAGAAATAAGAAAAAAACAAGACATGGAAATTAACATAGCTATAAACTCCGGTGGGGGTTCAGTTCATGTCGGTTTAGAATTTATTGAAGAAATGAAATCCTTAAAAGAAAAAGGTTTTCACATTAACTGTTATGCAAGAAATGCCTACTCTATGGGGTTTGTAATTCTTCAATACTGTGACACTCGTATAGGAAGCTCTAACTCAACCTATATGCACCACCTTACACAGGTAGGCTTCGGTAGACCAGAAAGAAGTGACCATAACAAACAATTATTTAAAGCTCTTGACTTTTTTGATAAACTAGTATTAGATGAAATTGCTAAGAAAATGAAAGTAGACCCTAAAAAGTTTTTTGAAAAAATTAAAAAAGATAAATGGTGGAAATCAAAAGGTGCTTTAAAAGATAACATCATTGATAAGATAGAAAACTTTTCACTGTTTGTTAGAAAAGTAAAATTTAAATTTGTACCATTTTGGAGAAATAGATGAAATATGAAATTGATGCAATCAGATGTTACCAGTCGGTAATGTTTGAAAAAACTAACGAGACCTTTTTTGCTTCTCGACAAATTAATAATCGTAAACCACTTGAGTTAGAGATTATTGAAAACTTGAATGTAATCTCTATCAAATCAGATAGGGATCATGTTCTTATTCCTTTAACTAACGTGTCCTGTGTCTACCTCAAGTCTCCTATGAAAGTAGAGCAAGAAGAAAAAGACAAAGAAGAAAGATCTAAGGTTGGTTCTTCAAATGTAGTTAAAAAACCAAGAGTAAAAAGATCAGCATATTAGGAGCTATAACATGAGTGCAAAGAACGCAAAAAAAGCAAGACAAGAAGCAAAAGAAAACGAAACAGATCAGGAAAAACTAAAACGACTTGCAGAAGCTACAAAATTTAAACTACTAAAACCATTTGGTCCATCTGTAGGAATGTTTGAAATGCCAGATGAAGTAACCAAAGCCTTACTCAAAAAGTCTGATGAAATTTTAGAAGATAAAAATCGTGTAGACTGGGGTAAAAACTTAGTAGGTCAGATTGCAGAAGAACCTTGGATTTCTAATGAACAATTAGAAGAAATTGGCGTACTTAAGTACCTAGAGGGAATGCTCTATAACTACGTCTGGAATTCTTTGACATCCGATGGGCATGAATTAGAAAAGTTAGAAATTAATTTAGATCACGCATGGATTGTTAGTCAGTATGAAAATGAATATAACCCTATTCACTTCCACACCTATTGTGATCTTTCATCTGTCCTGTATTTAAAAGTACCCTCTTTTGATGACAGGTCTAAAGAAGGTAAGTTACCAGAGTATAAATTTCAAAGAGATGGGATGATTGAGTTCGTCTATAAAACTGCCTGCCCTACTGGTCTAGAAAAAGGCTCTTTATCTTTTATGCCTGAACCAGGAAAGTTAGTAATTTTTCCATCTAACTTGTTGCATACAGTTTATCCATTTAAAGGCTCAGGAGAACGTAGATCAATAGCATTTAACTCTCATTGGAATGCTCAACTTAAAGGTGGTAAAATATTTGATAAGTCTTTTAGAATGAAATCAGATCAGAAAAATGAAGAGTATCAAAAAACATTGAGGTCAAAAGGTGAAATCTCAGGATTTGCAAAAAGTAAACAGGGAAGCCTTAGTAGCGGAGCTTCAGAAAAGGAAAACGAAAGCTGAAAAACCTAAGTTTCTTTTTAATAAATTTTGCTTTAAAAAACAAATTGAGTTTCTTCGTGGTAAGGGTTCAAGATTTAGAAATGCTGTATGCTCACGTAGAGCAGGTAAAACTGTAGGCATTGCAGCAGACATGATTGACTCTGCTATGAAATATGAAGAAGTTAACTTACTTTATATTACTATAACACAACAACAAGCTAGAGCCATTATATGGTCTGACTTAGTTAAGATTATAGAAGAATATCAATTAGAATGTAAGACAGATAATGTTAGACTAACTATAACATTTCCTAACAAGTCTAAAATTTATATTGCAGGAGCCAAAGATAGGACCGAGATAGAAAAATTTAGAGGATGGAAACTAATGAAATGCTACATAGATGAGTGTCAATCATTTAGATCCTACCTAAAAGAGCTTATAAATGACATTATCATACCAGCCTTAAGAGATAAACGTGGTCAGTTGTACTTAACAGGAACTCCAGGTCCAGTTAAAGCTGGAATATTTTACGAATATGCTACATCTAAAAACTGGAAAGCACATCACTGGACAGCCTTTGATAATCCCTATATGCACTCTCCTCCTAAGCTTAACTTAGAGGACATACTAGCAGAAGAAAGAGTAATAAGAGGAATCGATGAAACAGACCCCTCTTACATAAGAGAAACATTTGGTAAATGGGTAGAAGATAAAGATGCGCTCGTATTTAAATTCAATAAAGGAAAAAATATCTATAGTAAGCTCCCTACTGAAGGCGAGTGGAACTATATCATTGGTATTGATATTGGCTATAATGACTCTGATGCTATCGCTGTTATCGGTTATAATACGCACCACAAAAAAGTCTACTTGGTGGACGAGCATGTTAAGAATAAGCAAAATATCAGTCAATTAGTGGCTGCTATAAATGAGTACAAGGACTTGTATAACCCCATACGAATGGTCATGGACGCAGGAGCCTTGGGTAAAAAGATCCAAGAGGAGCTTCGAATGAGGCATGGACTTAATATCGAGGCTGCTGATAAGACCCGAAAAGTAGAATTCATCGAGTTATTAAATGACGACTTACGAACTGAAAAATTTAAAGCCTTCAAGAGTTCTCTATTTGAAGAAGATTGTATGCTGGTCCAATGGGACAAAGATTCGAAAATTCGTAATCCAGAAAGACCAAAGATTTCAGACACTTATCACTCTGACATCTGTGATGCTGTGCTGTATGCTTGGAGGGAATGCCGTCATTATCTATCTGAAAAGCCAAAAACCCAACCAAAAGAAGGGACAGACGCCTATATGAAAGAGCTAGAAATGAGAGAAGCCTTAGAATGTGAAGAACGTAAGAAAGATCCTTATGCTTTTGAGCTAGAAAAATTATATGAACAAGACATAGATGAATTAGATAATATAATAGATAAACAATAGGAGAGGACATGATACAAAATCTTGATGAGGTTAAGTCCTTTATTATATGGTGTAAACAAAATAAAGTAAAATCGTTTAAGTCCGAAACCATAGAATTCGAGTTATCAGACATTGGTCTCGTAGAGGGGTTAAGTAGTGTTGAACAACTACAAGAGCACTTAGACGAATCTGAGCATGAAAATGAACAAGTACAGAAGCAGGAAGATGATGAATTATTGTTTTGGTCATCTAATACCTAGGATAATTTATGAATAATTTTTCAGAAATTAACGGGAACAAATGGTGGTTAGCAAACAAAACCAATTTGTACCAAGAGCTATTTGCATACGTTAGTAAGCTAGATAGTAAACAGCAGTACAGGGCTGCTGACAATCTCCGATTTGCTAGATTATATGGAAATTTTGATTATTTTGGCTTAAATGCCTTGAATTATTACAGGGCTGAATCATCTTATAATGTAACCAATAGGGTTACTCTTAACGTGATACAGTCAATGATAGATACTGTAGTTTCTAAAATAACTAAAAATAAACCTAAAGCTACTTTTTTGACTTCAGGGGGTGATTTCAGTCTACAAACCAAAGCGAAAAAACTCACTAAATTTGTCGAAGGCATTTATTCTTACACTGATTTTTACGAAAAAGCTACAATGGCATTCCAAGACGCTTGTATTTTTGGCACAGGATGCCTTAAAGTATTTATAGAAGAAGGACAAATAAAGACAGAAAGAGTTTTTATTGATGAAATAAAAGTAGACGACGTAGAATCTTTCTACGCTAAACCAAGACAGATCCACCAAGTTAAATACGTTCAAAAATCTGTACTAAAAGAAGCATTTCCTGGTTATGATTTACAAATAGAACAGGCATCTAGTACAGATGAAGAAACTTTTCAAGACTATCAATCTTCTACCTATAAAGATATGGTAAGAGTTATAGAATCCTGGCACCTAAAATCTGGATCAAAAGCAAAAGACGGTAAACACTCTATCTGTGTTTCAAGTGCTACTCTCTTTGAAGAAGAATATGACAAAGACTACTTTCCATTTGTATTTTTTAGATGGGGTGATAGACCTGTTGGCTTTTTTGGTCAAGGATTGGCTGAACAACTACAAGGTATCCAGTTAGAAATTAATAAAATCTTAAGAACAATACAAGTTTCAATGCACCTCGTGTCTGTACCAAAACTATTAATAGAAGCAAGTTCAAAAATTGTATCCTCCCACCTCAATAATAGAATTGGTGGAGTTATAAAATATGCAGGAACTCCTCCAGCTTATGCTCCTTTAGGTAGTATTCCAGGTGAGTTATTTAGCCATCTAGATAGACTATACCAAAGAGCTTATGAAATCTCAGGAATATCCCAACTAGCTGCTCAATCTCTTAAACCTGCTGGTTTAGATTCAGGTAAAGCCCTAAGAGAGTTTAACGATCTTGAAACTGAAAGATTTATGGCAGTAGCTAAAAGATACGAAAAAGCTTTTATGGACGCTGCTGAGATTATGATAGAC